TTCAGGAAAACAATCATAATGCCAATTATAATATTCACCTGGTTTATAGATAGTAAACTGAGCTACCTCAGCCCAGTCCCATTGAAAATTCCATCCTGCGGCTTGGTTAGCGCTGTTAATATAGGGAATTATTTCGTTGTAAATCCATTTTTTATCTAACCAAACAATAGTGGAATCTCTAAAACCTTTTAAATTATTCTTCTCTTCTTCATTTAACTCATCAAAATTTTTTTTCTTATTGTCTATAAATGCTTTCTCTTTTTTATTTTCCTCTGCAGTTTTAATAATATCATCACAAATTTTTGAAGGAATGGCAGAATTAAAATAATGATAATAACTTCGGAATCTCATAACTTAATGCTTTATACCTTTCTATATATATCTTTAATTGATCTAAATCAACTAAATAGAATTAAATTGGTGTATCAGAATCTAGTATAGTTTGAATGCTCGCTTTAACTGTTGTCCATGTAACATCTTTATTTTCCAAAGTATAAACACCGTAAGCATACCATACCTCCGGAAACTCATAGGTTCTAGACTCAGTAGTTTCTCTATGTTCTGGTCTCCAAAAATATACTGAAGGGTATCCAGGAACACCATTAACTCCGAGTTCGGCAAGTTTAGAATCTCTTTCTGCTTCTGATGCAGGCACATGAGTAACTTCTTGTGCTACAACGTCAGCTGGAATATTAGAATGAAGATTATAATACCCATCAGCTGGTGCATAAAAATAATATAATTTTGATTTATCGACGGCCATAAATATTAACTCGCTGTTATACTTAATATTCTCGCAGTCCCTGCTCCTCCAGGACCATTACCACCTTGAACACCACCAATTCCACCCGCAGCGGTTAAAGTACCACTACCAGTAAAATTATCTGTTCCTGCAAAAATTGTAATAGAGCCTCCACCAGAACTAGCTCCTCCCATCATCCCACCATTTCTACTAGGTTGATTGTCAGGACCTATTGCTGTTATTGTACCACTACCACTAATATCTCCAGTTACATAAATTAATAAAGTTCCTCCAGTTCCATCTTCCCCGACATTTGAACCTGGGCCTCCTGGATTTCCAGCGCCTCCGCCATTTCTTCCACCGCCAGGGCCACCAGTTCCACCATCAGCTTGACCAGTTCCTCCGGAACCTCCGTCTTGAGCTGAGCCTCCGCCAGGTCCTCCACTAAAAGATGTTCCAGGTTGTCCCGCTCCTACTGTACCAGGGCCGGGGTAACGACCGCCTCCGCCGCCTCCGCCAGAACCACCAGCTGAGCCCGCACTTCCTGCTGTTCCGCCTCTTTGAGCGACAGAACCACCGGGTGCACCTGCACCACCTGCAGCAGGGATTTCTGGATCCGAAACTGAACTATAAGTACCTGGGGAAATTAATTTTAAAGCACCAGCACTCACGGGAACACCCCCGTGATCTGATCCTCTGTTATCCATGCCAAGAACTCCATTAATAACTAAATCGCCATTAACAAAAATAGCAGTAAAAAGTTTTCTATTTGCTGGAGTAAAAGTTTGTCCTGAATCAATAGTTAAATCACCATTAACATATACCATGCCCGATCTACTATCCGCAGTGGTAGTAAACCAATCACCATTACTAAAAGATGAAACGGTTTGAGAAGAAGCATAAAAAGTATAGTCATAAGATCCCATACTTACAGAATTAACACTATTGGTTCCTCCTGAAGTAGCCACTGCATCGGAAAGTGCTTCTGGGTTTGGCCATTCACTATCTACTAGTCTAGCCATTTGATCTCTTAAAGTGAAAACACCAGTTGCGCTACCTACAGATACTAAACTTGTGAAAAAAGCATATAAGTCATCAACAGCTTTATCTCCGCCAGTAACACTAGAACCAGTTGTAGTGAGTGTGGGCCCTACAATGCCGCCATTAGAGTTAACTTTGTTGAGGTTAGTTGGGTATATAATAGGCATAGACCTTATTTACCTCCTACGCGTCGTCTAATACTTCATATGAAATGAATAAGTCCAGATCAGATGCAGCACTAGCCCCACCTTTTAATATATCACCTTCCATTAAGTAGATAGGTGTATCAGATACTACTAATGATGAATCCGCAGGAACTGAAACAGTCTTTGCTAAATAAACTGTTGCATCTGCACCAGTTGTTGTAACTCCACTTGCACCTGAACCCATACCATCAACGTATAGATTTAAATCAGCTGCACTTGAACCATCAACATTGGCACAAACAATTCTGTTAATTTTTAATAATTTTTCTGCATCTACAGTTAACAAAGTTGCAGTTAACGTGTTAGATAAATTCCAACCAGCGTTACCACCGTAGATACTTGTTACACTTACTATATTTGGATTTGCCATATTTTAATTCCTTTTTGTTTTTTACCCGAAAACCATTGACATTGCAATAGCTTTTCCTACCGTTGATATTTCACTTCCATTATACTGTACAGCTCCTGAGCCTTTAGGTACTAAATTAATTCCTATATTAGTGTCTCCTCCAGAAGCCGTAAAACTGGGGTTATTTCCCGCAGCAGCATTGGCATAAGTAAGCTGATTAATAGCTGATCCTGTTGCTGTCAACAGAAATAATTCATTTCCACTAGTATCTAAAATGGATGTACCAATTTTAGGTGCTGTTAAAGTTTTGTTTGTTAAAGTTTGTGTTCCAGCTAATGTTACATCTCCAGCAGGTAAAGTGTATATATCTGGATTAGTTCCATCATTTGCTGTAGCAAATAAAATTGCATCGCCTTTATTTGTTGCTGTAAAAGTAAATGAATCCCCTGAACCAGATACATATTTAAATTGTACAGTGTAAGCACCTGATGTTGAATTTCTTACATAATACATTTTTTCTACATCTAACGGAATTGTTACAACTCTAGCTCCAGTAATTGAACCCGTAAGTTCAATCATTTGGTGTTGAGCTGTTCCAGTAGTATTTCCATCAACGATTGTTAAAGCTGTTGGTGTTCCTGAATCAGTTACAGCTTGTGAGTTAAAACCACCTGTTAACTGTTCAAATAAAGATAAATTAGTATTTGTTTTTGTTCCCCAAGTACCAGCATTTTCGCCGGTTACCATTAATTCTATACCGAGATCTGTGTATGTTGATGCCATAATTTTTCTCTCCTAAGCCGCGTGTGTTACATCTGTATACGATGTATTTCCAGTTACGTCAACATCATTATAACTTGTATTGCCATCAATATCAACATTTGCATATCCTAATGGGGCGACATTTCCAACAGCAGAAACGGCTTCTATTCCAGTCAATCCCATAACATCCGCAGGACTAATCGATCCTACAGCTGAAGTCATTGATTGTCCAGATAAAGTATAGGCAACTTCAGTTATAACAGCGCCTACTGAAGATGTTAAAGTTGCTGGTGCTGTTAAATTAACTAGTACTGTTTGAGTTATAGTAAGATCACCAACACCTGCAGTTGCAGAAACCCCTGTTAAGCCCATTACATCAGCTGGTGCAATAGCACCTACCGAAGCTGTTGCAGATTGACCTGTTAATCCAACAGCCATTTCTGTTGGTGTAATTGATCCTACGGAACTAGTTGCTCCCAAACCTGAAATTTGTTCGGGAATATCTAATTGAGTCGGGCATGAAGCTGTTGCTGAAACACCTGTTAACCCTACTACATCTGCAGGTGTAATTGCTCCGACAGAAGCTGTTGCTTCTTGACCTGTTGGAACTTCAGTTGCTTCTAAAACATCACCCCAACCATTTTCGCCCCAGTCTAAAGTACCCCAACCAGGATATCTTACAACTGTAGCGTCTCCTACTGACGCAGTAACAGAAAGTCCAGAAAGCGTTAAAGTAAAACCACTTTCTCCCCAGTCTTCTGTTCCCCAGGTATCTGATCCCCAACCTAGTTCATTAAATGCAACTACATCTAAAATATCTCCACCTGTATTCCAATAACCTTGGCCATATTGAGAAGAGGTTCCCCATGTAGTTGGATTAGCAATGGCCTGTTGGCCTGCTGGTATGACGGTTAAGTCGGCCATAAGGATTTACTCCTTAGGCTATACGAATTATAGCTGTAGTAGCTGCTGCTGCTGGAAATTGAATTGTGAAAGTTCCAGAAGAAACAGTTTTGTCTCCTCCGAATGCTACCGCACAAGCTGCTGGATCACCAGAAGCTGAATCATTATAGATTAAACATGCATTAGCTGTAAAAGTTGAAGAAGTCCATGANATATCATCAAAGTCACAACAAGCTGTTGTNGAGTCTAAAGNNGGNGTAACACTTGTTAAAGCTTTTCCGCCAGCAGTATAACCTGTTCCACTCATTTCATTCATACCTGTTGCAGCATAAGCAGTTGTACCTGCTCCTAATGTTGCTGAACTTGTAAATAAAGCTATTTTAAAAGTATTACCTGTTGAAGCAGTAAAATTGTGAACTGCTTTTAAAACTTCAGTTTTAAAACTATTGCAAATTGCTGATGTGTTAGCCATAAAATTTTCTCCTNATTATGGAGACGGTGAGTTAACTTTTATTCTAACTGTTCCGTCAGTATAATCGTCTCGTCTTCGTCTTCCAAGTTGCATTCCTGCGAACTGTTGTATAGCATTTTTATACTTTTGTTCGTACAATGTCAACATCTCAATCGGACCTTTTAAAAATCCATAAGCTTCCACTAGGCAGGCATATAGTAGCCCTTGTGGGAAATAAGTACTTAAATAAGTATTGTTATTATAACCAGTCGCAGATCCAAGACCATTAGGCATTTTGTTATAATAGACCCTAAATTTGTAATTAGCGTCAGGTGTAGGAGCTATATACATACCTCCAGACGAAGTATCTGTAGTATTGTCAGCACCTCCAAACATAGCGTAATATTTAGGAAATCCTGTTACAGAATTAGTAGTATCTGTAGGAGATTGAATAGTTCCTTCAGGACCATATTTTCTATCTACAAATTCTGATAAATAAGTTTGGTCTTTTTTCTCTAACCATTTTCCATTGCCTTCAGTATTAGCTGTAGATTCAAAGACTTCAAATCCTCTTATAAAAAGACATCCCGCAGGTGCATTAATAGTATTATCGTTTGCAGCTAATGTACCTTCTTGAACAAATCTGTCAGAGTCCATAGGAAGTTCTTGATAAATTCTAAACTCGGCAGCCATTATAAATCCATCAATAATTGTCTGTGTAAAGACATCAGAACCGACTTCAGTATAATCTCTTATCGCTGTAGTTAATGTACTATAATCGTATTTTTTAACTCCTGACATTATAAACTCTCTATGTTAAGAGGACTAA